TTTTTCTTTGATTGAGAATCCCATTCGGGATCAAAGACACGACAAACAGTTACAATAGAAAGATGAGGTTTGATATCAGCAGGCTTGATTTCCACTTTAGGAGTATCTTTGTCATCATCACCCTTCTTCCCTTTCGTTCTCATCATACCTTTCTTGATACCACTCTTCGCGGCACGTCGGGCAGCTTTACTTTGAACCTTTTCCTTCTTTGTTCGTTTGAAACCATCGGTTCCAAATTCAGCAATAGTTGGGCAAAGCTTCTTATAAATTGCTTCAACATGAACTCCTCCTTCGATTGTATTCATCCCATTAGCATAGGAAAGAACTTCTTTCGAATCTGGAGTATCAAGGATTAATGTTCGAGATTCAATTTGTCTTGAATACTTTGGCTCAAGAGCAAGTTTCTCTCGTTGGGGTGGTTTGGCTTCCAAGAATTCTTCCGGGACATCCTCACCTTTCGGCCAACAGAACTGACTTACTGCCCGAGATACTATTGATGAGTCCCAAAACAAAGAAGCAAACTTACGAATATCTCTGAAATCATATGATTGTCCATTGATCTTCACAGGAATTTGGCAACTCAAAGAAACTTCAAGTACATACCTTGCAAAGAGACAAAGCTCGTTATCATTGTAACCGCCTTCTTTGCCTCGGCCTTCGCTTTGCCCTTCGGCCTCCGTCTCAGCGTCAGTCATTCCAAAACGTTCAAAGTCAAGAAGCCATTCGATTTTTACGAAAGACTTCCCAGTGTATTCATTGCTTTGACGACGTCGCCAGCCATGATTATTAGGTTCATCAGAATCCTGAACGTAACCGGGTTTGGCTTCAGACTTAACTACATCAAACATATTGTTCTTCCATTCACCTTTGTAAAGCTGACCAGAGATTGCTTCTCCGTTTTCATCAAGACGACCGGAGTCTCCTACTTCAGCAATAAAATGTTTGGAATAAATGTTTGTAAGCTTTGAACCAAAACCATTCCGACCACATCCAAGACGTTCGGTGCTTTTGTCATAGTTAGTACTAGACATCAAAACACCAAATGCACTTTGTGGGACATAAATGAGTTTGTCTTTTGTAGTTGTGGTATGAGGTTCGACAGGCATCGGAAGACCACCATTGGTGATACTTAGATATCCATCACTTGAAAATTCGAAACAAACGGGACCAGGATCAACTCCATTGTACATACTGTAAAATGAATTGTCCCCAGCATTAGTCAAGATTTCCAAGAAAACTCGCTTCACACCATCTGGTAAGTCCATCTGAACCTTCTTCATCCTTTGAGTTTCAAAGTCATAAATCCATTCATCGGTCATTCTCTTACGAGTACTTCCAATAAACATGTCAGGTGACTCCATGATGTGCTCGTGGAGCTCACGAACTGTGAAATCCTTTGTGCTTCGACCAAGACTTTTGCTTTGCTTTGGCGTAACCTTGGCATCACCCGATCCAGATTTCTTTGACTCAATAGTAAGCTTCTTTGCAGGCATTTAAATGGATGCAAAATTTTTATTTTTAAGTTTGTGAGGGTGGGTACATCAATTCTGAATTTCAAAAATTTTACACATACATATATGTAAAATAGTTCTTAAACTGACAAACTTGTTTGTTAAGAGTGAGACTTTTCCTGCATTTCATGTAGGAAAAGTCTTAGTTTTTGAAGTTGACCAAAGTAACCGACGAAGTCCTCCGTTGATTCTTCCGTATTCTCATGTGTCATTTTCAAACGATGGTATATATCATAGATCTTATGATCAACACATGTTTGAAGGCCAGAAAAGCAAAGCTTCATCTGAAGATCCTAGTTGCAAATAAAGAGTCCTGCAATATGCGCATAAAATTCAACACTTAACCCAATGGATGTTTCGAGGTCATGTTGAGTTCTGTTGAACTTGTAAGCAATAAACTTGTTTTGCTCGTAACTATAAACCGTCTTGAGTTTAATGTAAGTATCCTCAATACTCGTGCACATTTGGAACAGTCGTTTCCATTGATCAAAGCTGATTCTATTAATCAGTGGTTTGATCTGATTCAAGAAGTCTTGTTTCTTCTTTTCGTCTGACATTCTATTCTTTGAACTCTTTCTTTGAAAATTAAGAATTCAGTTGAACAATTCGAATTGTCTCAATGTTGTTTTGAATAATTCTTCCCTTAAAGTAATTGGAATTCTAAAAATGGAAGTTTACAATGCTATGACCCGTTTGGTTGACTCTTATGGAGATCCAACTGATCTTAAACAGTTCAGGAAATTTATTCAGAATTTCCTCGCATTCACTGTTGAGAAAGACAATGATCCACGACGTGAAATGACAACACCAGAGAATATGAGACTTTGGATCAATGCTTTCACTCACGATACTTACGATGCCCAGAACAACTACGAAGAACTTGAGTTTCTTGGAGATGCAGAAATGAAAACGGCTTTCAAGAGTTATCTTTACCATTCTCATCATGTATCTAGTCCTCATATCTTCACAAGTCTAAATAATTATTATTTATCAGAGAAATATCAACCGTACATGGCCAAAGTTCTCAATCTTGAACCGTGGATTCGTATTCATCAGGACGTTAATATAACTGACAAGATCCTCGAAGACGTTCTTGAAGCATGTTTTGGAGCTCTGGTCTCTATTAGTCGGAAGTTGTATTTCCAAGATCGTGGAAAGTATTTGTACCCACAAGAACTTATTGTAAGATTCTTTACAGTCTTCTTCACCGGAAACGAAATGGATTTGACCCGTGGTAATTATGTGTTCAAGACACAGTTGTTGCTTTATTTCAAGTTCTTTGCCAATGTCTTGAAAGATCCATTCTTTGATCGTCAACGAAACAGGTTTATTCTGACTGAAGACTTCTTCAATGGCATCGTTGAGAAAGCTCCCAATATTGAACTTGGAAGACAAGTTGTCCGAGACATCAAACGAATTGATCTCGATTCTCTTGTTGCTGAAAAGATGTCAACAACACAAGACAATCAAGCAGAAGCAATTGTTAGAATCTTTCTTGCTGCCGGAATGACACCGGAATGGCGGGAGGACTACGGACGTAACTTTTCGTTCAAAGGAGATGAAGAGATTGATCGCATTGCAAAGGCTAACGGGTTTACAAGGTTCATAATTGAAGCTTATTATACTTCTGACAAGATTCGAAAATACAAGTTGCTCGCACAGAGCTCAGACGAAAAGCGTTTGAAGACAAAGTCAGAACTTGTGTACTTGTTTCCTGATGTTCCAAACATTAAGGCCCAAGCAAGAAAGATGATCATTGACACGTATGGACGGAAGAAATAAGGCTTTAGGGTCGTAAGACAGAATTGAAAATCAAAGTTGTCATAGACAACTTCTAAAATGGGAGGCTGCCCATATGCGTATAGGCCGTATAATTCGTTTCTTACTGACGTTCCGACCTCTCTAATTTATGATCCAAACTTTCTTACCGAGAATGACATGTTGGCAATGATCCAATACGAAAGTGATCAACTATCAAACAGCTTTAGTGACGACGTCTCTTCATTGGAAGACTTAAATGATTCGTTAGAATTTGAGAATTGATTAGGAAAATGTAACTGTAAACGAAAATGTTTCCTTCAGAACATCTTTTAAGCAATATCTTCGATGAAAACAAAACTTTAAGTCTGTTTTTTGCAAAGACGAATCTTCAAAAACATTTCAAGAATTCTTGTCTCAATTAGAATACTCTCAATTTTTCATTCTAATAGAATGAAACAATTAATTCATACGTTCAGATAGGATTACATTTGTAACAAATATATCCAGTGTAGTAAGTAGGAGTCTCTCCAAAGAAACCAGCTATGCTGACAAAGAAATCCTTTTCTTCACATTTTGGACAACATTTCAACTTTCCATCTGACTGAGACATATGAACTGTTGACTTGCAATATAGATTATTGAAGTAACTGCATTGACACTTGTGTTTTGGAGCATTGCAGGTGTGAATGTTGTCATTGCAATCACACTTTCGAAGAAGCTTCCAAAATGTATCCGACGAGTCCATTGGTTTTTGTATTCTATTCTGTGAATAGAATTCAATTCTCTTGAGACGGAACACTCAATTACCGTCGTAGAGGGTAATCAACCTCAGCATTCAGCTTTGCCACTAACGTGGAAATGTCAATCGGACTCCAAATGGGACCCGTCGCAGCATTGTTAGTCTCAACAAGCGCCCGAGGATCGTAACCATCAGGACCAAACAGGTACTGGATGACAGCACCATTCTCCTTGCAGACTGTTCCGTTATACCCTAACCGAACATCTTCAAGAGTTTTGTTGATAGTTCTGTTCATATGACCTGTTGTTGCTGTACCCAAAGCAGTATCAATCAGACCCTTCCGAGAATCCATCATGTGAGCAAAGAATTGACCCGGTCGCATCCCTTCACCAAAGTTCTTGTCAATGAATCCACGGTTAAGCAGATCACCATCGGCACCAACTGGTTCAACATCATAGTATGGCAAGAAACGCCTCCCAACAGAGTACTTATTAACATTGTACTTCAGTGGCGGACGCTTGTTCATAAAGAATTGTTGCCCAATTACACCCGTAATTTGAGCAATATTCGACACTGAACCTTTAGCACCAGAGACAGCCATGACACGCAAATTGTTCATTGGATCGAGACCCTCTTTAACAATTTGATCACCAATGGCCTTAATGTTACCCAGAGCAGCTTGAATCGATTCCTCCCGAAAGTTAAGCTCAACATCACTCATTCCTGGCTTCGGCAAACCCAAGTCTGCAATCTTTTGACGCGACTCATTAAGCTTCTCGTTAACAATTCGTTTGATTCGAGATTGTTCTTCAGCTTCAACAGAGCAATCACCGTAACCGACGGTGAAACCACGTTGTTCAATAAAGTAGTCAAGAAGAATTTGTGCTTCAGAGATAAATCTTGCCGCAACTGCCGTACCATAGTGATGGTAAAGTTGATGGACAATACTCCCCGACGACGGTCCAACATGCTTCTTCTTGAGAATTCCCTTGAAACTTGGATTGATCAAGATTCCATTAATGATTTTGACATCATCTTTAGAATAATAGAAATCCGGAGGAAGCAAGGCAGAAAACATGACTGGACCACATCGGACAACGTCTTCACTGTACCATTGGGATGCTCGTTTGAGCAGACCCGGAAAGTTTGGAGTACCATCGATTCGGTCACGAAAGCGACCAAAGGTGTCCATTCCTCGTTCCCACACGGACGGCGTAAACGCCCCGTGCATAGAAATCAAGTAAGAAGCAGTCACACCATTGTAAACAATACCCATTACAGGTCTTGAGAACTGGGGTGCCACGATGTTATTCCAACATCCTGCGATAAACATAATCTCTGCACGTGCTTCATAACTAGGAGTAACATAGACGTTACCTTCGTCGCCATCGAAATCGGCATTATGAGGAGTAGTGTTACTTGAATGAATTCCAATTGACTTCCCTGGTGCTTTCTTGACCAGGTAACCCATCATCGATTGCTTATGAAGCGTCGGTTGACGGTTGAAAACAATTGGATCTCCATTGTCAAGATACCTCCAAACAATGTTACCAATCTCTAGACGAGCATTACGCTTCCGCTTCACATCGTTGAGACCTCGATAGTTGTCAACGAAGAATGGAATCTGGCCGTCAGTGAGCAATTGAGAGAGCTCTCGAATGTTCTTGTCACAAACCCTTTCTGTGATAGTAACATAGTTAGCCATTTCGTTTGGAATACGAATATACCCAAAAGGAATACTCGCGCTCCCAATCATACTTCGTCCCGTCCGATTCCCTCGCTTACCCATAGCGAAGCAACGGAAGTAACCCTTCTTCTTCGAAAGCTTTCCCTTGACAGTATCAGATGTATCTGGACCATTAGCAGAAGACTTTTCGTCTGAAGTGGACAATATCGAAGATATCAACAAGTCTAGGTCCTCAATTGTAGCGTCTGAAGATTTCTTCCCTCCGGCTGTGGAGCCGCTTAGTTTTGCCGCCTTCAATGTGTTATTAAGAGCAACAATCCTTCGGTAGATCTTCGTAAGTTCATCGTCCTTGGGTTCTCCATCAGATTGCATTGTCTTTGGACGATGACATTCTGGAATAACAGGCAAATTCTGGAAAATAAAGTTATTCGGGTGATTCTTATAAACCACCTTACCATTAGGACCAATTTCGTCCTTAAAACCAAGAGCAAGAAGATCTTTTGGTGGAATAGCATCAAAAATCTTTACAATCTGTGATGTTTTCAAACTTCCAGGCACGTTACCATTACCGATAATATCGATAGACGTCATCTTCCCAGGCTTAGTTGAAATCTTTGGATTAAAAGCGTTAAAGCTTTTGCACTCTGGATTCCGACAATACTGAGATTCTGATTCTTTAGCAATTTCCATAAGCCTTGCGGTTCCTGAAGAAAACTTTGATGACTCTACGAACTCCGGTGACAACAATAGATTACCACATTTAACACAAACACTTTGTAAACATCGAACAACGAAATCATAAGCACTCCGATTAATAATCGGCTCTACGAGTTCAATACGCCCTAAATGTCCTGGGCAAAATTTCTTTGTTAGCAGACACTGTACATGTCTACATTTATCTCCTGGTTCAACTGGACCCATTCTTGGATCATTGATAGTGTTCATCGTGACACCATCTTTGTCTTCATTTGTAATAACTACAACAGCTAAGCGTGTCAATTCTTCAAGAGACATGTACTGAACTTGAGCTCGTTTGACTGTAAACTTTTCGAAAGGCATGTCACGTGTCATAATCGTTCCTTCATTGATATTGTCTACTACTTGGAACCTCCGGCCTGGTTGTTGAGCACCTAGTAAGTTAGAGTCAGCTTGCACTGATCCCTTCCTACTGCCAACTTTCGCAACTGGCTTTGCCGGGCTGGGAACTGGAGTCTTCTTTTTGTCGGAATTGTTAATAACAAGTGTTTTGAACAAAGCGCCCTTCATTGAAAATTAGGCACCGTTTTATCACCATATATTTTGGAAAACGTCAGGATCAATGGGATTCAATATTAAAATTTCTTAAAGAGGTTGAAAATAAAAAGCTATAGTATGGTAGATAGATTCAATCTTAATTATAAGTGCGTCTGAAGTTTATGGATAATTAAAATACTCTCGCGATGATAGATCCTAAGATAGTGATTATAATTATCATGGCTGTTGTCATAGTCATAATGGTTGCAGTCCCAGTGGTTCTATGGTTTCTTGGATATATCCATTTTGGAAAGGATACATCAACAACTACAACCACTGCAACTGCTATCGCTCAGCCGGCAGGCGTCCTGGTGTATGCTAAGGGTCCTTACCCGAATGGATCAGATGGTGAACCAACCTACTCGGGTGCACCTTCTTACACAGACTTTGTTCCTGGTACTCCACCAGTTTCTTCGTATTGTTTGCATCCGATGTATGCACAGTGGACTTACACTGCTCAATTCACTGACAGTGATGCTGCGGATGCTCATGGAACGGAAAGTTCAAAGGTAGCAACTGCTACAAGTGTTGATTTGGTCTTTGATCCAGATAACCTTCCGGCATCTGGTCGAAGCATTCTTCATTCTTTCACCATCCCCGCTCAAGCTGACAAGAGTATTGTGAACAAGGATGGTGTTATTTACAACTTGTACGCCAGATACGCAAAGGCTATTACCAGTGCAGGTGAACTGGTTTCTCCAGGCGAATGGTATCGTGTTGCACGAGTGTCCTCAACTTCTATCTACAATTCGGATGGAACAATGACAATCACGGAGGAAGCTGACCGTGTCGTTCCGCGTGCATTCTGCAATATCCCTTAAACATCATAGACATTTATGTCTGAATGAGAGATAGCTTTCTAAACGATCTAATTTGGATCGTTCTCTCATTTGTAAAGTAAGAACGATTTGATTTATTCTTTGTAAGGACTTGAAGTTTAAAATTATGCTATGCTGTAATATGACATTACCATTAGCAGTGGGAACAAACTATCTGCTAAACAAAATTTCTGATCTCCTTGGAAAACCCAGGAACCAAAATGTTGAACAATTTTACACCCCGGCGACGTTTTTCAAAAGTCGTATGATGAGAAGTTATATCATAGACTACGATTATGATCGTCTTCATGATGCAAATATTTCGCGAATGTTTTCACGAGTACCTATTACCCGTGCACCTTCAAGTGGTCGGGTAATGGGCGATTCTATTCCTATAGTTGCTAGTGAAGGAACACCATCTGAAAAACTCACAAAAACGAGTTCGAAAAGCGACATCACGAAAAAGAGTTCGAAAAGCGACATTTCTTGTACACTAAATGAACTTTTGGGTATCAGTCCGAGTACAAGAAATGATGGTAGTTTTCCTAACACAAAAATGCGTATTCCTCTTCACGAATCTCCGTATACTATTCCTCTTCACGAATCTCCGTATACTATTGCTCAAGAACCATTTCCAACTCCGGAAAGAACTATTGTTTCCCCAAGAGTATCAAGTATGTTAAGTAGTACTCCTTCCATTTATGGATCAGCTGGCATTCCATCTATTTATGAATCAGCCGGTGTTCCAGAATTTGAAGATTACTCGATTGCTGATGAAAGTGGAACCGGTGTTAATAGCGGAACAGTTCCTAGTCTGTCGACAGTCGATACAACAACAGAATTGACAGCAGAAAGACTTTCAGAACACAATTCATTGACAGATGAAGACATTGTTCAAGATCATTTTGCAAATTTTCTGAAAGATTCTGTGTTTATGGATTTCGAAGTTATTTAATTTTTCGATTCGAAAAATTATACTTTCAAAGACTCCCGCCGTCAGGGTCGTTTACAGACTCCCGTCAGGTATCCCTAAAGGGATCCGTCCACTAAAGCCAAATTGGATTCATTAATCTGATACTTTCTTGAAAGTAAGATCAAAGTCAATGCAGCAACTATTGAAAGACTGCTTGAGATCATTTGAACACCATTACCTGAAATCAAAGCATATCCTAACCACAAAATAGAAAGACACAATGAAAACATAAAAGCATAAACAGAAACTCCATTTGACTTCTTAGAACGGTAAACTTTCCAACATTGCATAAAAACAGGAATAACACCTAACATTGCAACAATAACCATCATATTGGCGTAAAGTTGGGCTGCATCAGGTGAAATATCAATTCTCGGAAACTTAGAAGAAATTCTATCACTCCAACTAGAGTATTTGACAGACTTGAATCTAACGACCATTCTCCTCTTTTTACTAAGCTAATACACATAGGTCAGACCGATTCTAACTAATACACATCAGAAAGACTGATTCTAGCTAATACACCTTAGTTCGTTGATATCAAACATTGGTTCGCAAATATTAGTCTTCTGCATGAAAAAGTAAGCTGTTGCAAGAATCATGTTTGAATTAGTTCTGATACAAGAATGTTCATCTTTATTGTCTGTAACTATTAAATTCAAACGGTCTTTAACTTTTAAAGAACCACCATATGGAACAATAACTCTTTCTGAATCAACATTTCTAAGAATCATTAATGGAATACTTGAAAGAATAAATGAATATTTTTGGTCTTGCAATAGTTCAAGGATCTTGATAATGGAAAGATTTTCTACAGACTCTTGATGTTCAAAATCATAAACGCTTGATCCAACTGGAAGATCCGAGGCCTCTTTAGCGCCGAGGCCGAATACAGTCTTCCATCCTCTCATAACAAACCCAAGTTGTTCCAAACTTTGTAAAAGTTTTGCAGGAAAGTCAGTCTTGAATAAACTTAAAGATTCAACTGTCATGTTCACATCCCTCAATCGAGAATCCTTAATCTGAGAAATAATTTTTACAATTGGATGTCCTGTTGAATTGCGGATTATCATATTCAAGTCGACTTCAGAAAATTCTTTTGAAGAGTCATTTGGAATAGTAAAGTCTTTTCGAGTATTAAAGTGCTCACAAAGTTCTTCTCTTGTAAAGACAAGATTGTACTCTTCTGAAGAAATGAATCTCTTGAGTCTTTCCATCCGGCATTCTGGAATTTCTTCAAGAAGAATCTGTGTTTGTTTCTGAAATTCACTAGGAATTCTTGGATGGATGCCGAGAACAAGTGTGGATGTCTTAAGATTTCCAATATCGTAACCTGAAAGATACAATAAATGTTTCTTGTTACGTTGATTGTACAAAGTATCGTATTCTGAAATGTACCTTGAATCAATGCAATAATAATCTGGATTGACGAGATACTTCTCTCTCCATTCAGAATCAATAGGAACAAATTCTGATTCCGTTCTTTCTAGACTTAGAAGCTCTTCAACAGGATTTTTTGATTCACTTGCATCTAGACGATAATATCTTGCAATCTTTTCAAGAGCATCTTTCTTTGGATCAACATTTTTAATGCTTTCTAAGAAAGCATCAATTGACGAGTCTTCTGATTCATGACAGAACGAACTCTTAACAGCAAGAAGCTTCTGTCTAGACAGAAGCTTTAGTTTTTGAAAGATACTTAAGCGTAAGGGTGTTGCTCTAACACTCCATTCTTGAATCAAACTTTGAACTTTTTCGAAAGAAGTATATCTTGTTGTTGGTATATTGTATTTCACACAAATCTGATAAGCCATGAAAGCATCAATGTTTAATGGTGAGTCTGGAGTTTTACTTCCAAACTTCCTAACAGCAACAATGGGAATTTGGGGAGTAAAATTGTAAGCATCTTTGAACGCTAGGAGCAATGATTCCTCGTCCCAAGAACAGTTAGTGTTGACGAAGCGTGCAAGGCCTTCCAAATTGTCTTCTTCAAGGTATGGTTGGTTGCCAGACAACCTATTAATCGTGCTGATCAAATCCTCGATAGAATGCTTAGAAGGATTGTACCTAATAGCCAAAGTATCAGCTAAAAACAAAAGAACAAATGTTGGACAATTGTGAATTACTTCGTGGTAATTATTTAATAATTCAAGGCGGCTTAACCTTATTAATGGATACATATACTTTTCATTTCCCGAAAATACATTAGCACATTGTGCTAATACTATGCGGTAGGTTGCTTGTTATAACGGTAAACAAATGCATTAAAGAAATCATTAGCAGTAACATCTGATGGTGTACTGACAGCATTTCCGTAACTACAAAGCTCATAAAGAGTTCCTACACCGACAATTGGTGTCCCAGTTGACGAATCATCGCATTTCCATTGAGTTGGATCCATAATAACTGCATTATCTGTTCCACCATAGCCATAGTAACCGGCATAACCATCAGGTCCGGAAGATGCTGCAGTCGGAACAACAATTTTGTATTTCCCACATTCTAATGCAAACTTGCCACAAGTTTCAATTTCGCAACCAGCAACTGCAGAATTGGTATTAGCAAATGTGCATAGATTCCCTGTCCCTGTATTCTTGCAAAGAATACCTGTCTTTTTGTCTATGATAACAACTTCAGCTTCAGGAGTATCATCAGTTATTGTACATTTTGGCTTTTCATTTACCTTTTGAGATTTATCGTTCAAATCTACTACATTGTAAGGCTCTGAAGCTACACAACTACCGCTAGTACCACATGCTTCAGTGTGTATCGCATTAAAAGTGTTCAACGATGTTCCTGCAACTGGTGCATTACATTTCCAATCAGAGTAACACCATGGGAAGTTGGTTGAAAGTGCTCGTTTAAAATTAACTAAATATACAAATCCAACCAAAGCAATTCCTACGATAATTACAGCTGCGATAGATCCAACTATCAAGAGAATAACATTAGCAGTCGGGCCGGCCATACTTTTACAAGGCGTTGTAAATACACCGTGTATTTATGATTAAGACGCTGCTTCTATCTTTAACTGATCCATTGCTTCCTTGCTTTGGCATTCTGTTGCACCAGATGCATTAATTCGGTAAGCATAGAAAGGTTCATTGTCTATGTTAGTTGATTCTTGACAAGCTTCGGCCGTATTTTCTTTGTCAGGGCCACAAGAATAAACTGGACATTTCACTGATTCCGTATTAATTAATTTTCGGTACCGAAGTATATAAATTACTAGAAAAGTAATTGCACCAGCAATCAGTGCAACCATTACAGCATAAGCAATGATATGAACTATCCAATTCATACTTGTTTTAAAAGCCTTCAAAGCGAAACGACAAATCAGAAATGGAAACACAGAAAAGCTCGATAAAAGACAAAATGATGTATGCTCTTTGTAATTGGCAAGACTGGGTATATCCTAATTCATACACTCCTATATTCCAAATTCTTGGATCATTTATTATGGGCTTGATTTTTGGTGCGTATCATAACAGTTATCTTTGGACATTTGTGTCTTACTTTACATTCGAATATATTATGGTTCTTGCAACGTATAGACGTGTCCCTAGCATTTACAGTTGGAAAACACGGTTTCTTGCCATATTGATAGGAATAATTGGAATTTGGATTTCAAAATTCTGCTGGCAACGAGATTTGCCTAGATAGTTTGATGTGTTTTGTTTGTGGAGGTTTAGGGTGAAAATGGCAATTTTGACGATTTTTGTAATTTATTAGCCTAGGAAAATCAAGGGTAAAAACACTGAAAATAGGCTTCGTGACTAATGACTCACGCATCAAATTTAGATTGCTTTAGCAATCCTGAATTGAAAATTTTTATTTGAACACCATTTAAGAAATGTTTTTGAGAAGGTCAGTTCGTTTGTTTACTCTAAAGAAACCGAGTCAGCAAGTCATTCTTGATTCTTCCAAACATGAGTTTACTAAAGCTCCGAAGAAATTCGAACACCCAATGACTTATGTTTCCAAACCAGTGTTGATATTAGAGCCAAAAGACATTTGTAGAGCAATGCCAACCCAAAATCAATTCTTTGAAATTCTCGAAATAATTCGTGATGGAACATTAGTCTGTACTATAGTTTGCATTGCTGTATTTCTTGATTTTGCTATATTCTTTACTTGGGCTTTGGTTGCTATAATTGTCATGTTCGGAAACCAATGGTAAATCAAGTTACTGAATGTTTACGTGAGGTCAGAAATGTACCTTCGTCGATTAACCATTGCTTCGCCTGGCGTCATTTCGCGGATGCCTGTTCCTTTCCGTCAGCCTAACTTTGAGCTTATAAACCGAAAAAGTTTTGTTCTTTTGGGGGGGGAGCAAGGTTCTTTCCAAAGAAATCACAACTTTGGAACCAATCCGTGAACCTCAACAATTCAAGTTTCGAAATCAAGAACAACTACGAGAACTTTAGATCGTTCACAAGCCATGAAGATTTTTGAGATTTGTTTGGAATGGTATCTTGTTTGTTGTAATGATAACGTTGATTATCTTTAGCATAAAGATTTTCGTTCATATCTTTTTGTTCTTTTCATTGGATTTATTTGGTTCTTACTTTGAATTCATTGATATATTTATTAGGAACTTCCTAATAAATTGAATTATACATTAGAAACGACTCGATAGAAACACATTAATAGAAACACAATGGCTCTTCGTCTTTCCACCATTAAATTCTTCAAACCAACAAGGTTTCTAAGTGTTTCATCTTTCAGGAAACAATTCGTTAACAACGAAAGACCTCCAAGTCCAGATCATGAAATCGAAAAGATTCATCGGCGTCTAACCGACATAGAAGTATCAATTTCAAGAATTGACGACAAGGTTGATAAGCTTCCGCGTTCAAGTATTCATTTGGTTTTGTTTATACTCACAATCATGTTTGTAGCAAATTACATTAACAATGCAACTTGGATTATCATAAGGGAGTTATATCAAAATGTATGTACCAAAACCGATCGTTAAAGTCAACGACCGGCAATAATACTAGTCAATAGCTAGTATTTAGAAGACTTCAAAAATGAAATTAACAATGAAGAAAAGCAATAAAGACAAACAATATGTCTTGCATTGCGACAACTAAGCTAGGAAAGCCGTGCAAGAACAAGCAAATTTTGGAGACCAATTTTTGCCATTCTCATAAGAACTTTACTTCTGCAGTGATGCTACCTATGGCTCCACCGCTTGTGTATATTCCAATTGAATTGCCTCAATTGTTTCCAACAAATCTAATAAAATTAGATGTAAAGCAAGAGGACTTAATTCCTTTGGACCCAATCGAGACAACAAAGCTTACAGATTCTCTTGAATTCTTTAATGATGTTACTTTCCTGGTCGAATCGAATGATATCTCCGGATTTGACCGAAAGGAAGCAGGCGAAGCCAAAGAATCGAGTGACAGCAACAGCGACCTTGTTTTTGACAGTTTCATTGATAGCATTCTTGAAACTAATAATTTCCAACCAATTGCTAAAATAAATAGCAGCAATTCTGAAAACTCAGAAGGCTTTGTTCCTTTGAAGTCGCTGATTAGTGATATTGGAGGAAACACAACTGATTCAGAAGTTGAAATTGTTGATTACACAGATTCTTTAAGAAAGAAGATTTGTGAGTCTCTACAGCGATTGGAAAGAGTTGAGGCCAAGGAGTATGAACTTGAGAACCCAACAGACCCAGATTCATGTGCTCTTCGAGCAAAGTTTTTGAGCTTGTGTCAGACAGAGACAATGAAAACTTCAAAACTTCACAGTTCAACTCTTTCTGAAACCAATTCTGATATTGTTAAGACCAATAACATCAAAACATTTTTACAAAAGCACAGCCCTGT